TGCATCCTTTCTTTCAGACGCGGGCGTCCGAGTCGTCCGGCACCAATCTAGTCCAGAAGGTGCAGGCCATTCCGGTCCTCGGCGTCCGCATGAAGGACGACGTATGGCTGGACACCCGCAACGCCCGTCCCGACAGCGATGCTCTCTACCTGCGACCTACCATGGTCTGCGGGCCGCGGGCCCCGAGCCGCCCGTCGGCATGCTTCGCGAGCTCGACCAACAACGAGCTTCAGGCACTGAGGAGCCGCGTGTTTCAGGAGCTCGTGCCGCTCGCCGAGCGCACCGACACGCAGGCGTGGCGTGCGTTCGTCCTGACCCGGTACAAGTGGCCGACCAATGTCCGACGGATGTCGTTCGACCGCTGGAACAAATCCTTCCCGGCCCCTCGACAAGCGCAGCACCGCCGCGCCGAGGAGAAGCTCAGGCTCGCGTTGGCCACCGAGCCTATCGGTTCCGACACATGGAACGCGATACTGCGGCCGAAGGTCAAGGCGTTCGTGAAAGCGGAGTCCGCCGCTTTGAAACATGGGGCGGTCCCCCGCCTCATCCAGGCCTGGGACTTTCCCGGGCAAGTGGCCGCTGGGCCGTACATACGCGCCTTCAGCGAGGTCCTTCGTCGTGAGCTGCTCGGGCCCTACCCGGAGCACGTGTACTACTGGACCGCGGGCCAGGAGGCTAGTGCGGAGGACATCGGTCGGTGGTTCGCCTGGGCAACCATCATGGCCGTGGGCCGAGCTTCGCTTAGCCCGCAGTGGTTCTCCTCGCGCAACATGCTTCCGCTTGACCTGTGGGAGGTTATCTGCCAGTATATGGGACCGGATGGCGAAGAGGTCATTGCCCCGCCCACGCAGCCCTACCCGCTTTTCGAGAATGTTGCGGACGTCCTCGAGGCGTGGCACAGCTATGAGGAGGTCGACGTGTTCCTAGGCGACGCGAGCCGCTTCGACATCACCGTCGACAACGACCGTCTCGACCTCAAGACGAAGATCTTGGTGGATTCGGGCGGCGGTCCGTTGGTCCAATGGGCCTACGATGCCTACGCCCACTGCACCCGGGTTACCGCCAACGGCATCCGCTACGGCGAGCCGTACGGCGAGGCGTCGGGCGAGCCGGGCACGTCTTTGCAGTCCGTGCTCGATATCGGCACCGGGTGTCAGTTCGCGCTGGCACAACAGGGCGTCCGTAGTGCATGTCCGTGGCAACAGCGCCAGGCCTTCATCGCGATCAACGGCGACGACCATGTGGTGCTTGCGCGACGTGGCCTGGTAGACCCGACGCTACTGTCAGCCGCGCTTCGCCGGATTGGCATCGTCGTCGAGTATACGCGGGTGCCGGTCAGCCGGGTCAAGTTCCTTTCGCGGCGCTTGTATTTGGTCGAGCCTAGCGGCGACAGCGCGGCAGCCGCGATGCCCGTGCTCGGGCCGTTGCCCGGCCGGCAACTGCCCAAGATGCTCCACACCCCGCGCCCCCTCCGCGATGGCGACCGCCG